ATAGGGCTTTTGTTATTTTTTCTTTAACTTCTTTTCTAGTATTTCCATAAACAGATTTACGATTTATTTGACCATTGACTTTTCGTCCAGCAGTAAATTGTCCAACCCATTTATTTAATTTTTCAGAATAATATATTGTTCCTTCGCCATTTCCTTTTCTAGCCATAAAATACCTCCTACAATACGAATAAATGTTCTTTTTGCAAAATTAAAAATATAAGTAGTTGTTTTAACTACTTTTCTTTAGTATCTAAGGAAAATAAATGTCAAGTGTGGTAATCTTAACATCTATTTTACTTTTCTTTTTTGCTTTCTTCAATTATAAGAATTTCTGCTATTGTTCTGCAGAAATCATTTACAAATTCTTCTTCTGTTCCCATATAAGTTCCTTTAATTATCCTATTTTATTTAGTTTTTTGTATAATCTAGCCATTCTTCCTGGAATTTGACCATCAGTGCCATCTTTATAAAAACCTATATCAATAGATTTTTGACAAACATCAAGTGCTTTTTGATATTCTTTTCGTTTTTCATAGATAATTGCCAATCGCTTAAAACTTTCATAATTTGGAATATAGTCTTCTAGAGGTTGATTATCAAGCTTTGCTTTCTCCATATAATAATTATATACTTCTTTCGCTATCGAAATATCTCTTTTACAATCCTCAATAACAGATTCCATTTGAGGGCTAAATTCGTCTCCAAGGTTCATAACAACTGTGTAATTCATTTTAATCTTTTCTAATAATTTAAAATGCATATTTAAAACTTTATCATATTTGTCATCAAGTTCTAACGATTTTTTAAAATTTTCTGGATATTCATAATATTCACTATTTTTATCAGTACAAATATTTTTATTTGTAGATGGTTTAAATAAAAAATTAAATAATCCCAATTACTTTTCTCCTTTGCTTTATTTTTTTCTTCTTAATTCAACTACTTTACCTATAATACGAATGGGTAGTTTTTCAATTTGTTCATTAGTATATACCATAGGTTGAAATTCTGGATTTAAAGGTTGAAGAATAATACCACTTTCATTTTTAAATAATCTTTTGAAAGTACCATCATTTCCATTAACCATAACAACAACATCTTGACCACTTTCACAGTCATTTACCTTTTCTAATATAATTGTATCTCCATCAAGATATTCAGGATACATAGAATTACCTTTAATTTTTAATCCAAAATATTGTTTATTACCTTTTAGCATATCAGAAGATATTTCTTCAGTATCTATTATTTCCTCAATACATTCCATAGGAATACCAGCAGGAATAGTACCATAAATGAGTACAACGGCTGAATTTTGTTCATTATTAAAATTATTAACTATAAATTCTTGCTCATCATCTAATACTTTTAATAATTCATCAATAGATATATTTAATCCTTTTGATATGCTTTTAACAGCTTCTAGAGTAGGAGCAATAGGTTTTCCAGTACGTGAATCAATATTTTTTTCTAAGGCAGCTATATAAGTATGACTAAGGTTACATCTTTTAGCAAAATCTCTCATAGATAATTTATTTTTTTCTCTATACTCTTTAATAACATCTCCTAAAAACATATAAGCTCCTTTCAATTAGTATAACTATATTGTACAACAAGATGAACGAAAAGTCAAAAAAAAATTAAAAATATTTGTACAACATACTTGACAACACAAAATATTAATGATAATATCTGTACAACAAGTTGAACAGAAAGGAGAAAAAAATGAACAATATCTTAAAGCAAATCAGAGAAGAAGAAAATATGACACAAGAAGAATTATCAAAAAAATCTGGAGTATCAAGAACAACTATTTCTGAATTAGAAACACAAAAAACAGAGAGAATAACTAATATTACATTAGAAAATTTAGCCAAAGCATTAAACAGAAAAGTCACAGAAATTTTTTTTACAGAATAAGTACAACATGATAAACAAAAATTGATAGCAACTTAATAATATAGGAGGAGAGTATGAATTTATTTAGAATAGTTTTAGGCATGGCAATTATGATTATTATTGGAACATTAAGTTTGATTTATTGGCATAAAAAAATAGATTCCTCAACAACATGGATATATGGAATCTATATAGTAGTAATAATTATTCTTTTTCAATTTGCTTTGATAAAACTTGAACTATTTTATTTAATTCACTAAAAAGTTCAGGCGATCCACGTAATTTAGATAATTGATCAATATCCGATGGAACATTCTCAAAATAGATATATAACAAATTTATTGATTTTTGAAAATTATCATATCCACCAAGTGAATAATTTTCATGAATATTAACAGTATTTTCAATAAAAGTTTTTAAAATTTCGCGTTTAGAGTTTTCATATATATCTAATTTTTTTAAAGCTAACTGATGTTTATTATTTATTATAGCAGTAACAATAGGAGAAGCAACAGCGGAGATACCTACACTAATAGCAATTACCCAAGAAAACCATTCCACAAAAATTCACCACCTTTCAAAAGCATTATAGCATAGGTGGTAAAAATAAACAAAATAGGAGGAGAGTATGGTTAGACCAAGAGGAACAGATAAAGCAGAAGTAATACAAGTTATAAAAACAACATCCTTGCGAGGTTATTATACAAAAATTAACAAAATAAGTAAAGAAAGGAGAAAAAAATGAAAAAAACAACACCAACAAAAAGATACGAAGAACTGCCAGATACAATAGGAGTTGAAGACTATATGGAATGGAGAGGATGTGGAAGACCAATAGCAGATGCAGTATTTCATCAAGAAGGATTTCCGAGAATAAAACAAACAGGTTCTAAGTTAATGGCAGATAAAAGAGCAGTATTACTTTATGAATTAGGACTTAAAAATGAAGAAAAACAAGAAGTGCTAAAAGAAATAGCAAGAAACATTATTTGAAGGAGGTGAGTTAAATGATACTTGATGCAATCGCATGTGGATTAGTAATACTGTGGCAACTAAGTAAAGTCGTTATAACAGGAGTATTACTACAAGGATTAATTTATAGGCTAACAGGAATTAGCTTATATAACACGATGAAAACGGGCATAGAAAAAGAGATAGCACCGACCAAAGTATTATCTCTTAAAAAATAATGATTATATGTAAATCACTTTTCAACAGTATAGCATTATTTGTGGAAAAGTGCAAGGAAAGGAAAGAAAATGAGTTTAAATTTATATCAAATAACAAGTGCATTTCCAGTAGCAATGGATCAAACGGAAATGTCAGAAGAAGACAAACAGAAAGTAATGGATGAATTAAATACGTTACTAGCAAATAAAAGCCAAAATATAATTGCATACATAAGAAACATAGAATTAACTATTGGAGCTATGAAAGAGGAAGAAAAACGAATTTCAGAGCAAAGAAAGGCATTAGAAAATAAAGTAGAAAACTTTAAGAAATATGTAAAAGAATGTATGGAAAATGGAAACATTACGAAAATTGAAACAGAACTAGGGACACTAAGTATAGCCAAAAGTCCAATATCTATAGAGATTACTAACGAAGATGAAATCCCAGCAGAATTTAAGCAAGAAGTAATAACAGTAAAGATAGATAAAAAAGCAATAGCAGATAACTTTAAATCAACAGGTGAATTAATAGATGGAGTGATAATTCATACAGATAATACAAGTTTGAGGGTGAAATAGGAGGTAAGCATGGGAATACCAGTATTAATAATAGGTAAATCAGGTTCTGGAAAAAGTACAAGCTTACGTAATTTTAATGAAAGAGAATTAGCACTAGTAAATGTACTATCTAAACCATTACCTTTTAGAAAAAAATTTGAAAGTACAATGGATACTGACGATTATGGAAAAATAATAAAATCAATTCAGCTAACTAAAAAGAAATCAATTGTAATAGATGATGCAGGATATTTAATTACAAACCACTTTATGAGTAAACATAGTACATGTGGCGGAGGAAATGGGGTCTTTAATTTATACAACGAATTAGGCGATTATTTTTGGAACTTAATTGAATATGTAAAAAATAAATTAGAAAAAGATAAAATTGTTTATTTTATAATGCACGAAAATACAGATGAAAACGGAGATACAAAGCCAAAAACAATAGGAAAACTATTAGACGAAAAAGTATGTATAGAAGGAATGTTTACAATTGCTTTGAGATGTATGTCAGACAATACTAGACACTTTTTTAGAACTCAAAGTGATGGAAGTGATATTTGCAAGACACCGTTAGAAATGTTTGAAGAAAAAGAAATAGACAATGATTTAAAAATAGTAGATGTAAAAATAAGAGAATATTACGGATTAAACCAAGGAGGTGAACAGCAATGAGAGATAGAAAAAATAGACGATTAGAAGCTAAAGAAGAGTGGAAGAAAAGCGGTAAAAAAGTAAGTTTTACAGAATATTGGAGGGAAAAGAATAAATGGAAAGATTAAATTTAGATAGTACACTTTTAAAACCAGTAAAAGAAGCAATTGAAATAAGTGTAGATACATTAATACCATCAGTTTTAAAAGAAAATAAAGAAGCAGAAATAACATTAAAAATTAATTTAAACCATTCAACACAACGTGAATTTGATAATGGAAAAGTAACTAAAGAATGGCTTGAACCAGAAATAGGTTTCAAACTAACAGAAAAACTAAAAGAAAATAAAAATACAAGAGAAGGTATACTTGGCCGAGATTATGAAATTGCATTAGGTAATGATAATAAATCTTATATCAAGAAAGTAAATGAGCAAATGAGTTTACTGGAGTTGGAGGAAGGCCAAGATGAGTAAAAAAGAAAGAGCAAAAGAGTCAGCAAGATTAATTATAAAAATAATAGTTCAAGGAATGTTGAACGAAGATAAAAATATTGTAGGAGGATTTTAATATGGAAAAAATACAAGGATATGACGAAGCAGTAACTTTAACAGGAGAATACGAGGTTTTAGAACCAGGAGGCTACATATGTAAAGTAGTAAGTGCTAAAGAAGAAACTAGTTCAAACGGAAATAAAATGTTAGTAATAGCATTTGATGTTGAAAGTGGAGAACATAAAGGAATTTATAAAAGAAGATTTGATGAGGCAGTAAAAGCAAATAATGATCCCAACACCAAAGTAAAATGGCCAAACAATGGTATTCACAGAATAATGTTAAACAATGAGAAAGCAGCAGGATTTTTAAAAGGATTTATAACATCTATAGAAGCATCTAATCCAAAATTTAAATGGGATTGGGATGAGAAAAAATTAAAGGACAAGTTATTCGGAGGAATATTTGGTGAAGAAGAATACGAAAAAAATGATGGAAGCATAGGAACATCAACAAAACTTAGATGGATTAGAAGTATAGACGCCATTGAAGATGGTAAATACAAAATACCAGATCCAAAAAGACTTAATAAATCAAATAGTAATAATCCATTTAATGAAGTTAACGATGATGATGACGATTTACCTTTTTAGAGTAAGCAAAAAGCTTACTCTAAGTAAAGAAAAGAGGTGAAAAAGTGGAAGATAATTTTGACAATTTAAGTAAAGACGAATTACTAAATAGAGAAGTTATAGAATCAGTTATCGAAATCAAAGATATAGAAATTAGAGAAAGAATGTTAGCGAAACTGGAGAGCAGAGCTAAAGAATTAAAAGTTTATCAAAATTTTAAACGATTACACAAGAGCATTCAAGCTGAAATTATTCAAAGTAAAAAGCAAATTAATAGTTATGAAACGCAATTTACAAATGCACCTATAAAACTAAAATGTAAAAGCTATAGATGTGACGATTTAGGAGTAGTTAAAACTGATTATAATCAAACCTTAATGCAAAGTATTGACATTATAGTTTGTAGTCATCCAATTTTACCAGTCGAGCGACTTATAAATGTTGATACTAACACAGAAAAAGTAAAGTTAGGATTTTATAAGGATAAGAAGTGGCAATATGTTATAGCAGAAAAAAATACCTTAGCTAGCAAAAACAAAATACTACAACTTGCGAATACAGGAATTGAAGTTAATGAAAGTAATGCTAAAGAATTAATAATTTATATATCCGAGCTATTAGCTTTAAATACAGAAATAATTCCAGTAAACAAAGCAATTACTCACTTAGGATGGATAAAAGAAGGATTTGTTCCATATACAAAAGACTATAAGTTTGATGGAGATAGAAGCTTTGAAAGTATTTTTAAAGATGTAAAAGAAAAAGGTGACGTTGAGATATGGACCAATACTTTAAAAGAACTCAGACAAAACGAAGTAGTACACTTTATAATTGCCTCTAGCTTTGCAAGTATACTGATAGAGAAACTACATATAAATCCATTTATAGTTCATCTTTGGGGAAGTTCAGGAACAGGAAAGTCAGTTAGTTTGATTGTGGCTATGTCTGTATGGGGAAATCCAGCAATAGGACATTTAGTTAAAAATTTAAATAGTACAAATGTTGGATTTGAAAGAATTAGTGCATTTCTAAATAACTTACCATTTGCTTGTGACGAACTTCAAGCAGTTAAAAGTAAATATTCAAACTTTAATGAATTGATCTATTCTTTAACACAAGGTGAAGGAAAATCAAGAGGAACAGCTGAAGGAGGAATACAAGAACAATTAAAATGGAGTTGTGCATTTTTAACAACAGGAGAAGAACCTATAACATCAGAAACTTCTAAAGAAGGTGTTAAAAACAGAGTAATTGAAATTGAAGAAAATAAAACTTTAATTGAAAATGGCAAAGAAGTAGTAAATACATTAATTAATAATTATGGGTTTGGTGGAAAAATATTTTTGGAAAAGATGCCAACAGATGAAGAACTACAGAAAAGACATTCAGAAATTTTCAAACAATTAGATAAAAAATATAGTAGTACAGGAAAACAAACAAATGCAATAGCAACAATAATATTAGCTGATGAGATTGTCAGTAAATATATTTTTGAAGATAAACCATTGACAATAGAAAATTGTATTAAATATTTTAGCAAAGATATAGATGAAGCTGATAGAATATATAACTTAATCGTAGATTGGTTATTTGCCAATATTAATAAATTTAAAGAAAAAACAGAATACGGCGAAAACTGGGGAAAATATGAAACATTTGAAGAACGAGTAACACAGTTTTATATAAATGGAAAAGTATTAAAAGATTTTCTTTCAAACAACAGCATTAGTTTCAATGGAATAAAAAACAAATTATTTGAAAAAGGGGTACTAGAAAAAAACTCACAAGGAAGATTTACTCATCAAACAAGTGTAGATGGAAATATGCAAAACTTAATTAAA